ATAATTAATATATTATAATATATATGAACAATTTATTAATTGTAAGTTGTATTTTTGGAAAACATTTTACATACGTTCATCAATCTCCTGATAACGAAAATAGTTATTTTTTTACTAATAACAATGAACTTAAAGATGAAATTACAAATAAAGGATGGAATTATGTTTATGTAAATAAAGTATTAAGCAATGACTCTATAATATCAGCATTACAATCTAAATATATCAAGTTTTTACAATTTTTAGACGATTTTCCACAATTTCAAACTGCAAAAACAATCATATATTTTGATCATTCCCAAAATGTGTCTTCTCAAGCAATAGACGAAATGAAGTTATTGATAAATAAAAATCTTGATAAATCATTAATAATTAGGCAGGAAAGGAAAAATGGCAATAATGTATATCATGAAGTTAAAGAGGCGAATAAACAACAAAGATATGCAAAAAACATGAATAAAACAAAACAATTTATTAAAAATATTTTATTAACAAAAGAATATAACGAAAATGTTAGAATCTGTGCTACAGGATTATTGATATTTATTAATAGAGAAAATATTAAAGAATTACTTAATAATGTTTATGAAAAATGTATTGAACATCAACAACCACAATGTCAAATTTATTGGAGTATATTTTCACAAAAATATAGAGATAAAATCAAGGAAATAAAATGGACACATTTTAAAAATATTAAAAGTAAAGATCCCATCGTTAGTCGACAACGCGCAGAACGTTTTACCTAGACTTTATTAAGTAAATAATTAAAAAAAGACAATATTCTGTAGATATGAGTTATTTAATATTGATAAGAGAATAATCTAAAACCATTTTTATCTTTCCATACAGATATTGTGCCAATATGAGCACATTTAATGAACATTTCCATTGCAAAACTTTTATTTTTTAAAACATTATTCTGAGAAGTTATACCAAAAGAACCTATTAATTTGTATGGACAATCATTGAGAATAACTATAGAACCAATTTTATCAGGTTGTGTAGCCATATCAAGCATTTCTTTTTTAGTATCAACCCAATAAATATGTTTTGTCATATTGTTTTATGTATATAGTCTTTAATTAGCGACTTTTAAGTCATTTTTTTAAAAACATTAAATTAACAAAAATGAATCAATTTTTGTTAATTTGTTGTCAAAATGGAAAAAAGAAAATCGGGAATTGTTATTAGAGCTTTTTACACTCCAATATCAAAAATATTGACAAATATTGATTTTGATATAAAAAAATGGAGAAATTATATTAGAACTATTGAAAAAATTTTCACTCAAAAAGGTTGCTATGATTTTAAACAATACGATGAAAAAAGATATTTGAAAATTAATCGTTCAAATTATACTTATACAAATTTTGAAAACTATATTAAAAATATAAAAGAAGCAAATTTTTACGACAAAGACAAAGAAGATAATGAAATATCTTATTCATTTAAAGGAATTGGTTTTAAATTAAGTGATCATGAATATTTATACAGTAAACATATATTAACATGGAATGTATTACATCATTACAACTACAATGGATCTAACGATTATATAGATTCAAAAGTTGTAAAACATTTTAATGCAAAAGTGTTAACTGAAAAGGCAAGATATTCTTTGATAAAAACACACATAAATGTATTGATTGAAAAAAATGATTTTAAATGTATTGCTTTACAAGAATGTGAATATGCTATTTATAATTCTATAATCCAAAAATTAGACAAAAATAAATATACTTGCAGATTTATACCTCAAAAGATTCATTATTCAAAAGAAGGATTATATATTGAATCTTATGGTTGTGCTTTAATTATGAAGGGTATTTCAAAAATGCATAAAACACAAATATTTGTAAATCCAATTGAAAGATATAGATTTGATATTTGTAAATCAGGTTATAGATATATAATAGCTAATATTAATCAAATTATGTATTCATCTATTCATTTCCCAAAATGTGGTAATGTAAAGGATCTTAATGCTTGGAAATATTATGGATATGAAGATTTTAAATTCATTTTGTCAAAAATGAAAAATATGAATGAAGGCTTTTTGGTTGGCGATTTTAACATGCCATTAAGAATTTTAAATGAATTTCTGTCATCTTTTAAAGATTATAATTTTGAAATATTAGCACAAAATGGTGTTGATTATATTATTCGAGTTGTTCATTCTTAAAAATATTTTAGAAATTTTTTTTCATAAAAATGAACTTAAAATCTTATAAGTTTTAGATTATAAAGTAAAATATGACTTCTGAAATTGCTGAATCTTTTGTGGGAACTTGTTCTTTGATGATCGAATATTATAGAGCTCTAAAAAAAAATGTTATTCATAATGGTTTACACAAATCTAATAAAAAGCTAGAAGGATTTATTAAAAGACTTGAAAAGGCGTGTCCTTTAATAAAACAAACTGGAAAAGATATTTCTAAAAAAGATAGAAAAGGAATTGAAAAAATGTTAGCTCAAATTCATAAAAATGTTGTTAGTGAAGTAACCGTTTGGCAGAAAAAACATAGAAATTCAAGACCAGGTTTGATTATTAAATGGATTGATTCACAAATTAAGAATCATAAGGATATGATTAATAATATTTCAGGTGAAACTATTAACCATACACGTACTAAAAATAAAAAATTCTCAAAAGGAAAAATTGATTCATATGATGATTCTGACGAAGATTCTGATGAAGATTCTGATGAAGATTTTGAAGAAGACAGAGATTGGGAGGATTATAAAGAATTAATGGAAGATTCTGATGAAGATTCTGATGAAGATTTTGAAGAAGATTCTGATGAAGATTCTGATGAAGATTCTGATGAAGATTCTGATGAAGATTCTGATGAAGAGTATGCTGAAGAGATTCGCAACCAGAAAAAGAGGAAAATCGATAATGATAGTGATACTAGAAAAATCAAAGAATATTTTAGAAATAGAGATGAAAAATCTTATGTTGATAAAAAATCTCAAATTGAGTCTTTCAAAAGGATGTCTAAAGAGGATAAAAAGAAAATTCTTGATCAGATTTCAATGTCTAAAGATTATTCCAAATGTCCCTTAATATATCAAATTATGTTGTCAAATATTCCCCAAATGTCAAAAAATGATATTATTTCTCGACTTGAATCTTTAGATAAGAATGAAGACGAATGTCCAAAATATAGAGAATATGTTAACGCTGCTTTAAAGATTCCATTTGGAGTCTTTGTAAAAAGTAAAGTTAATTCAAAGTCAAAAACTCAAGACATTCGTAATTTCTTAAACAAAACTGAAAAATGTATGAATAATGCTGTACATGGGCATGATAATGCAAAAAAACAAATTTTACAATTTGTTGCACAGAATATTTCAAATCCTTCTCCTAAAGGATTGGTTCTTGGTATTGAGGGTCCAATGGGTAATGGAAAAACAACTCTTATTGAAAAGGGATTTGCCAAAGCTTTGGGGCGGCCATTTGTAACTATTCCTTTAGGTGGTGTTCAAGATGGTAGTTTTCTTGAAGGGCATGGTTATACTTATGAAGGATCGAGATGGGGGCAGATTGTTAATGTGTTGATGAATTCCAAATGTATGAATCCAATTATTTATATGGATGAACTTGATAAAGTTTCTAAAACCGCAAAGGGTGACGAAATCAATAATCTTTTGATTCATCTTATTGATCCATCTCAAAATCATCACTTTAGAGATAAATATTTTACAGACATGGATATTGATTTATCACAAGTAATTTTCATCTTTTCGTACAATGATAAAGATGCCATCAATCCTGTATTAATGGATAGAATTACAAGTCTTAAAACAAGAGGATTTAGACTACCACAAAAGGTAATTATTTCAAAAAATTTCTTGTTGAAAAATATATTTGAAGACGTTGGTATCAAAAATAAGGACATTATTTTAAGTGATCCAGTTTTGAGATGGATTATTGAAACATATACAAACGAAGGTGGGGTAAGACAATTGAAAAAGATTTGTTATGAAATTATTCGTGAATTGAATCTAAGACATTTAACAAAAAAGGGTATTAAATATCCATATCATGTTACAAAAAATTTACTCAAAGATGATATTCTATCCAATAGAGTACCATACAAACCTGAGAAAATTCACGAAGCACCTATGGTTGGTAAAATCAATGGTTTATATGCAACAACAAATGATACGGGTGGCTTGATTCAAATTGAAGCTGTTTATATTCCAAGTGATTCTGCTTTGAAATTGGAACTGACTGGTAATCAAGGAAATGTAATGAAAGAATCAATGCATGTTGCAAAGACTCTTTCTTGGAGTTTGATTACAGAAAATAGAAGAAAAACACTAAAAAGCAAATGGAATAATAATGGTCAAGAGGGTATTCACGTACATTGTCCAGAAGGAGGTATTCCAAAAGATGGGCCATCCGCAGGAGCTGCAATTACAACAGCTCTTTATTCGTTATTGTCTGGTAGAAAGATTAAGAATGATATTGCTATTACGGGTGAAATTGATTTATGTGGAAAAATTATGCCTATTGGTGGTTTAGAGTCAAAAATCTTTGGTGCTAAAGCAGCTGGAGCTGTAAAAGTATTATGTCCTCATGACAATAAAGATTGTTTGAATAGAATTATGAAAGAACATCCTAATATTTTCGGGAAACACTTTCAAGTAAAAACAGTCAAGAACATTGAACAAGTTCTTAATATTATGTTGTGTTAGTTTGTTGATTTAATAGATATTAAATTTTTATTTTATTTATTGTAGATTACTAATATGCCAAAAGAGTCAATAAATACTATAATTTTCATTATGACTTCTATATTTTTATTCATGTTATTATTCGCTTTTTTTACTGCAAAAAGAGATTCAAATATGGAAGAATCTTTTCAAGATTGTGTTACGGACGACTCGGATATAGGGACGCCAAGCTGGGACGATAGTGATACTGGTGAATGGAGCGACAACAATTACAGATTTTGGGAGGCTGGTGATGCGGAATGCTCTAAATTTAACAATCGTCCTGATAAATGTGTCCCAACTGATGGAGAAATAAGAGTTGTCAAAACAAGTGATGGCGTATATAAAACATGTAAATTTGACGACGAAGATGAACAACCAGACCCGGAGGAACAGGAAGTATGTAGGGCAGGTAATGCCACTACATTTACAAATCTAGTATTGACTAATGGAAATTCTAATCAAAGCAATGATAATAT